TAGACCTACGAAAACTCAAAGAGAGACATCGTTCTATCCTTCGTGAACTTGTAGCCTCTGAATTCAATTACGAAGAAGTAGCTAATAAGTTTGAATTCCACGTTGGTTCGATCTATCGAATTGCTTCATACGAAAAGTCTCGTGCTTACCTTAGTTGGCTTGCAAAAGGTGATAGGGACGGACAAATTGCTTCTGCTCAAGAAGTCCTCGAACGTTTAACTTCTATTGCCCGTGAAGATACTTATGATGTTCATATTACCCCTAAAGGTCAAAAAGTAGTGAAGAAAGTGGACAATAGGGACAGTTTGAAAGCATTAGAACTGCTAGGTAAGTCTCATGCGTTATTCGTTGATAAAATCCAACAATCTCAAGAAACAACGATTGTAGTTGATATTGATATGTCAGATGATACAGAGTTTGACCAAGATCAAGAAACAGAAGAATAATCACTTATGAGGGTGCTAGATAGCTAGTATCCTCAAATCCTCTTTTCTGAGTAAAGCTCAGGAGTTCCCCGATTTCTCTCCTCAATTGAATATCGTGATCATGGAATCCCTCCTAACTTTACTCCTGGGCCTTACTGAGGAAGGAGGACTTCAATGAAAGAACAACCTCAAATTAACATTACAATTAAGAAGCGATTCTTCAATGAATGTTACCTACCTTATCTCAATATTAAAGAACGATTATTAGTTCTTTATGGCGGAGCTGGTTCTGGAAAGTCTGTATTTGGAGTGCAACGCTCTGTAATTAAGCTTTTGAAGAACAAACGGAAGATGCTAGTTGTTCGTAAAGTCACAAATACAATACGTGAATCTATCTTCGCTGAGTTCAAGAAGGCTTTATCTACATTCGGCATTTTAGAACACTGCAAGATATCAGAATCAAACTTCAGTATCAAACTTCCAAACGGCTCCGAAATCATATTCAAAGGGATGGATGATCCAGAGAAGATTAAATCTATCCAAGGTCTGGATGACATTCTAATTGAAGAAGCTACAGAATTAACCCTCGATGACTATTCGCAGTTAAATCTCCGACTTCGTTCGAAGAAGAAAAACAATCAGATAGTCCTCATGTATAACCCGACATCCAAAGCAAATTGGGTTTATAAAATGTTCCACGAAACGAAACCACCGAAGAGCTGTAAAGTTGTCCACACCACATATAAGGACAATAAGTTCTTACCTCAAACGTATATTGATTCACTCCATGATCTTATGAGAACAAATAACGCTTACTACAAGATTTACGCGCTTGGTGAGTTCGCAACATTGAGTAAAACCATATACGAAAACTGGGAAGTATCTGACTTTAATGTCATGGATTTATTTAAATCAGGATTGAAGTCATATCACGGCATGGACTTTGGCTACAGTCAGGATCCTACCACTTTAGTTTGTGCAATTCCTGATATGAAGAATAAGATTCTTTATATTTACGATGAACACTACGAAAAAGCTATGACGAACAGAGACATTTACAACATGTTATCTTACAAGCAATATACAAAACAAAGAATCATAGCTGATTCATCAGAACCTAAGTCGATTGAAGAACTCAAAAGGCTAGGTATCTATCGTGTAAAGCCCGCACGCAAGGGTAAAGATTCCATCAATCATGGAATTCAATTTATCAAGCAATTCAAGATTATTGTTCATCCTAAATGTGAGAAGACAAAACTTGAGCTTGAGAACTATGTATACAAAAAAGATAAGTCAACAAATGAGTATACAAATGAACCAATAGATAATTTTAACCACATCTTAGATGCTCTACGTTACGCTCTAGAAGAAGTAATGCCTCGCAATCGAGCGAGATCTATCAATAAAGCCTTGCTAGGTCTGTAGAAAGGAGGAATAACCATATCTGATTCAAACTTACAAACATACCAACACATTGTAATGCCTACATTAAAACCACGTAGAAAACATTACTTAAAAGATGCGCGAGACGTTAAAAAGATTATCGAAGTTGTTCGGTCAGAGAATATCACCAAAGGCGACTATGCTATGTTACGTAGATACTACGAGGGATATCACAATATTGATTTGCGTGGCTTCGACGATCCTACCAAACCAAATAACAGGGTTTCTCATAACTTTCCTAAGATTATTGTGGATACAGCTTCTAGTTATTTTACTGGTGAGCCGATTTCCTTCGAATGTAAGAATCAACGTTTATTAGATGAAATTATTAAGCTAAATAGCATTAACCATGCAGACGATGTCAATTATGAGTTGGACAAGCTTTCTAATATGTTAGGTCACGCTTTCGAACTTCATTGGATAGAAAACAAGCTAGAAAAACCGATTCATCGCTTTAAGTACATTTCCCCAGAGAACGGAGTCATGTTCTACACTCCGGATATGCTAGAAACTCCTATTGCATTTTGTTTGTGGGTTGAACGTGAAGATACAATTACAAAAAAACGATACTTTGATATTCAACTTTATGATTCTGAGTTCGTTACTCCTATAAGTACAGATGACCAAGGAACAGACATTGATATAGGAATGCCAGCCAAGCACATGTTTGACTCTCTCCCTGTAGTTGAATTCCTCAATAACGAAGAACGTAAAAGCTCTTTTGAAACAGTTATCCCTCTAATTGACGCTTATAACAAAGTGGTTTCTGATACTATCAACGATGTTGAATATTGGGCAGACTCTTATTTGTTGCTGAGAGATATGTCTGGAACAGATGAAGAAGACATTCAAAATATGAAGCGTCAAAGAGTAATGCTTGTGGATGGAACCGGAGATGCTTCATTCCTGACTAAGCCCACGAATGATAAACACCTAGAGAACATTAAGGATCGTCTCACTCAAGATATCCATAAATTTGCCCAAGTTCCCAATCTGCACGATGAGCAATTCGCTTCTAACTTATCAGGTGTTGCTATCAAGTGGAAAATGAAGGATTTAGAAGACAAAACATCTCAGAAAGAGAGAAAGTTCACAAAGGCATTGTATCAACGTCATGAACTAATGAAACAACTATTCTCTAAGAAGCAAGGTCTTGTTTCTCCATTAGAAGATGACATCTTGGAACCTACATTTGTACGTAACTTACCTGCGAATATCATTGAACTTGCAGAATTGGCTGCGAAAGTTCCTCCCGATTTATTCAGTAAGAAGACCCTCAGACGTCAATTCCCTTTCAAATACAACGAAACAGAAGAAGAAAAGCAGATCAAGAAAGAGCAAGAAGCTTCCGTTGATAAGGAAATGGGAGCAAATCCTTTCCTACAGAAACCCCCTCAAGGTAGTAATGAACCTCCAAAAGCTTCAGAACCAAGTGAACCACCAAAGGATGATAAGTAATGTCTATTACCAAAAAACAAGCATGGTTAATTAAGGAGACTGAAAGAGTCGCTAAAGAGATGCATGACAACTTAGAAGATTACCTTGACACCTTAGATAAGAGATACCGACATATCTATGAATCTTTGATGACCGACTTTATCGAAGTCCTTAATCAAGACAGTTTAGGCGCTTCGCTTCAAAGAGATAGGTTATCAAGCCTTATAACACAAACTGAATCGCAGCTTACATCGTTAGGCTTAGAAGTGAATCTTGAATTAAAACAAAAGCTTTCAGACATCTATGAAGTATCCAAAGAGGCACATGATAAGATACTTTCTAAGATTGCTGACCCGAAGAATACTTTCAACATATTACCTACTGGAGCGATTGGTATAGCCGCTTTTTTTAACTATGGAGGATATGCCTTTGAAACCAGTGTAAATAAATCAATCCTTAAAACTGGTAAGGTTCTGAACGAAATCTTAATTGAAGGTTTAGCAAAAGGATGGGGAATCCCTCAGTATGCAAAACACATTCAAGAAAAGATGGATTCTGGCGCTTACTATGCAAAACGAATCGCTCGCACAGAAACATCACGAGTTTACAACGAAGCGGCGAACCAATCGTATAGGGACTATGGAGTAACTAAAGTCGAGTGGTTAGCTACTTTAGAAAGACGAACTTGTGCAAGGTGTGCGGCTCTCCACGGTAAGAAATACAAAATAGATAACAACCCGCCTATTCCTCTACACCCTCACTGCCGTTGCACATTAGTACCTGTAGAGATCGGTGGAAAAGCTTTATAAAAATCACACAAAACTACTTAAGAGGGCTATAAGGCACTCAGAAGGAGACTCAAATGGAAATTACATTAGAACAGGTACAAGAATTTATCAGTACGAATGCAGAAGCAAAACAAACACTTCAAGGTCAATTCCTTACACCCGAGACAGTTGACGGATTCTTATCTTCAGAGGATGGAAAGAAGTTTATTCAACCAAAGATTGATAGCCATGTATCTAAAGGAATTAACGCTTGGAAGCAAAATAACTTGCAACGAGAAATCGATGAAGCTGTAGCGAAGTTGAATCCTTCAGCGACTCCAGAGCAAAAAGAAATCCAAGAGTTAAAAATGATGTTCCAAAAGGCAGAACAAGAGAAGCAATTTGCGCTCCAACGTTCTACTGCTTTAGGGTTAGCATCAGAAAAAGGACTTCCAGCTTCACTAATTGATCGCTTTGTAGGTTCCACTGATAGTGAAACACGTGAGCTTATCAACACGTATGAACTTGAATGGAAAAACGCTTTACAAGTTGCAACTGAAAAGGTACTAGCTGGAGCAGGTTCTCAAACTACTCCTCCGAATCCAGAAGCCAGTCAACAAGTATCTACTGGTAAAAAATTCGCAGACATGACGCATGCAGAGCGCACAGCTCTATATCAATCTAATCCTAAAGTATACGCTCAAAAGAGAGCTGAATCTGGATTATAATCACCCGCCCTTAGTGAGACTCTAGGGGCACCCCCGAACCCCCGAAACATACCCCAAAAAGAAAAGAGGAAATCATTATATGACTAAAGTTACAGATGTACAAAAAGCAATTATTCCTGAAGTTATTGCCGATGGAATTGCTACTAAGTTAGGTAAATATATTAAGTTTATGCCTTTAGCTGATGTTGATTACACGTTAGTAGCACAGCCAGGAACTACAGTAGTATTCCCAACATGGAACTACATTGGAGATGCTAAAGAGGTTGCCGAAGGTGGTACAGTTGACCGTGAAAAAATCACTGCAAGCAACAAGGCGTTTCCTGTTAAGAAAGCTGCAAAAGATATCATAATGACGGACGAGGCTATTTTAGCAACAAACGGCGCAATTGTTTCTGAATCCGAAAATCAACTTACAGTTTCTCTTGGTAACAAAGTAGATAGCGACTTTGTAGCCGCTCTTAAGAAAGCCTCTACAACAACTCCTTCAGAAACAGAAATCGGAATCCCTAAGAAAACAGTTGAAATTTCTCAAAAAGGTTTAGCGTTACTTCGAGTAGCGTTTGGTGAAGAAATTGAAGATGCTGTATTTATCATTTCTCCTGAAGATTATGGTGAAGTATTGGCAATGAGAGAATTTGTAGCTGTACAACAAGGTGCACCATTTATGGCAGGTACAGTCGGTCATGTGATGGGCTTGAATATTGCAGTATCTGGACGATTAGCGAAAGGCGAAGCTTACTTACTAAAAGCAGGTGCGTTAGGTTTATCTCTTAAACGTCAAGTAAGCGTAGAAACTGAACGTAAAATGGAACAACGTTCTCAAGTAGTTGGTGCTGATATGCACTATGTAACTTATGTGAAAAATGGTGCAAAAGCTATTGCGGTTACTTTAACAGTTCCTGTTCCTCCCCCAACGGGAAACTAACGACGCCTGACGAGCCTGTTGCGAAGATGTCAATGATGATGTCCTCGCCAGTCTCATCGGAGGCTGAGGCTACCGATGGCGAATTAACCTACGAGGATATGACTCCGTCACAAAAAAGAGCATACACAATAGCAAAAAAGAAAGCTGAGGGGACTTAAGTTCCCTTGAGCTTTTCTTAAAAGGAAGTGAATGTATGAAAGGTTACATCACAGAAGAAGATGTTGATAAAGAATATTTGAATGCTCTCATCGAAGAATTGCTTCCTATTGTTAAACAGATAGGTAAACAGACAGACGAAAATAACGATCTTATCAAATATGCGCTCAAGTCAACAATCTATAAAGTTTTAATCTATATAAATCGTGTGGATCTTCCTGAACCTTTAAAAGATACTGTCATAGAAATGGTTTGCCGCCAAATGATTGAGTACTTAGAAGGATTAGAAACATCTAAACCTCAAGATGTTGTCAAAAAAATTCAACGTGGTGGATTCGTCCAAGAGTTTGAAACGAAAGGGACATCTGCTAATGTGCCGCGTGGAACACTCTTCATGAGTGATTATGTTAAGTATCTCAACAAATTTAGGCGGGTGAGGTTCGTATGAAGAATTATATTGTTGCAACATTTGATTCTAAGTGCAGTGTGACTAGAAAGGTACAAGCAACAAAGCCAAATGGATCAAAAATATTTGAAGACAAAGAAATTTATACGAACATTAAGTGTGGATTGTATGTATTTCGTTCGGAAGAATACGATCAAAGGAGAACAATCCAACCTATTACAGGTGACTTTCAAGTGTATCTTGAACAACATATCGATATCAAAGCCGGTGATCGTTTTACATTTAACTACTATGGTAGAAGTTTAAAAGGTGTGTGTGGTTCTCCAATGGTATACGAAACCCATCAGGAAGTTATTTGTCGTCATGAAGATTACGCTAAAGAGAGTGGTACAGCATGATAGAAATTACTGTACGAACTGAAGGGGTCACAAACCTTTTGAGAAACATCGAAAGAAAAATAGACTCCGAAGGTAAGAATCTTGTACAGCGTCTCTCAGCTACAGGGGTTGCTGAAGCTAAAAGAAGAGTTCCAGTTGATACATCATTATTAAGAAACTCACTTCAGCTCAAAGCTATTCAAGTTACTGGTGGGCGCATATCAGGTGGAATTTACTCCAATGTTTTCTATGCACCTTATGTTGAGTATGGTCATACTATCTACGGAAAAGGATACAAACCTGGAGCCTACTACATGCATGCGGCTTATGAACTTATGCTGTCCAAGAAGGATGCAGAAGTACAGCACTTCCTAAAAGAGGTGATTAAACGTTGAATACAAACTATGAAACTGAGAATGTGATGCAAACTTATGAGGATGCCTTAGTGGCTAAACTTCTAGAGATATTTC